ACAGCTTAAGCAATGGTGGAATGATCTTGAAAAGAGAGATAAAGCCTTTAAGGATAAATATAATGCATTTAAGATTATGTATTCAGAGTTTGAAAAGTCCGTTAAACCTTTAGTATGGGATCTAGGATTCTTGAAGAAGCAACCTTGATTCTATATTAAATTAACACAAGGGGATATGTATATGCCACCTTTAGAAACGATAGGAGAAGCTGCAGCTGTTATATTAGCTGTTGGAACTGGAATACTTGGATGGCTTAAATCTAATTCATCTAAAAAGGTTGCAGATACAGTCAAAGAACAGGTAGATTCTATAATTAAAGATAAAACCGATTTAGAGCTTGTTAAATATCAGGTACATGAATTGAAAGAAGGATATTGTGAATTAACAGGTTCTATTAAGGAATTTAATAATACTATCCATAACCTTCAGATAGTTGTAGCTACATTTAATGAAGCTTTAAAAAGGCATAATACATTCAATGATAATTAATGTACTAAACATTATAATGACACATAAAAAGTGTTGCTTTGCATGTTATTGATTTCCTTTATATTAAATACGCCTAGTCCCTTTCGGGATTAGGCGTGTTTTATTTATATGGGCAATATTATTAACCGAATAGATACTTATAGTGAGAAGCAAATACTTGTGCTCTATTAAGTATAGTTCTAAGCTTAAAGTTCCTACTTTTATTATATGATGGGAACAACCCTTTATCTATATCCTTGGCTATTCTAAGTATATCTCCATAAGGTGACATAGTAGCGGCTAATCTAAAGAAACTTTCCTTCTTTTCATCCGATAGGCGATCAAATCTACGTCCGTATCCTGCTTTCTCTAAAGAGTCATCAAGTACAAATCCGAATGCATTGATAAAGCACTTAATAAAATCATGTTTAGACATTTCTATATTATTATCATCTATATGACACACTAAATTAGTATTAGCTATGCTTATAACAGATTTATCTTTACCAGTTAGACATAAGTCAATACCTAAATATTTTTCACCATTAGATAACTCACTTGATGAACGTGTATCATTATATACACCTTTATCTGAAGTAGATTTATCCTGATCCGCAGTATCTTCCAACCTATCCATATTTATAGATACTTTATCATATTTTGCTGGTCGAGCCTTATTTATCAACCGTTCTTTTAAATTCATAATGGTTCTTTCCTTATTCAGTGGTTATTTATTAATTACTTACAAATAGTAAATATATATGACTCAAATAGTGCTAAAGATAATAGGAAAACACTAAGTGAGCCATATATATTACAAGATTGAAATTAGACCATATATATCCATCAGTTGCTAGTCTTATGATATATTATATCTCTAAATATTCTATAGGATACAACAGGCCTACATACTGTAAATGATACAAATATAAGCATTAAGTATACTATAGTAATAGGAATAACTACCAATAGATTTAATGCTATAGATATATAATCGATTATACGTAGGATCATTATTAATCCCGTTTAGAACTAAGGTCTTCTATATAATTAAGAACGCTACGAATATTAGCATTATCGATATTATAAAGCATAACTCGTTTCTGACCTTTGATATTTGATTTAGGCTTATTAGCATGCATCTTAGTAGTAATACCCATATCATCTGTCCATAAAGGACCAGGAGTATATCCTCTATACTTCTTAAATGGTTCTAAGAATCCACGTTCTTCTAGAGTACGGGTGAATACACCATTAGAATAACGACCTTTCTTAACCTTGAATGCTTCTCTAATAGAGGTAGCGGATAAGAACCTATTCTTTGAATTGGTAAGAATGAATTCTGTAATAGGATATCCCTTAGGCTCTTTCTTAGGAGCTTTCCTACGAGTCTTTAAGGCTGCTTCTTTAATAGAGGAAGGTTCTAATACTATATCCTTTGTAGGAGTAGTAGTAACGATATCCTTAAGATTATTTAAAAATTTATCATCAACTTCTAGGGTTAAGATTCCGTCGTTGATATTATTGATATTTAATGTTATCTTCATAATATAATTTCCTTTTATATATATTGAGCAGTTTGTTCTACTCAATATATAGTTAAGAAAATTTTCTAAAAATCATATAAAAACTATAATTACTCTACAATCCCCCAATCTTCAGATAGCATATCTGGCTGACTTGCAAGCCACCCAGGTTGCCACACGCCTTGAGCCGTCCACATCACAATATATCCACCGCAATCAAATGCCTCTTTGATTCCGTGGGCTTGGGTGCGTTCGTTCGGTTCTTCTACTCGGAAAGGTGGCATATATACAAGCCACATATTCTTTCCATTCCAACCCTTTCGGGCTACTTTCTTTCCTTCTTTTAGCCACTTAATAGCTGTTCCAAAGTCGGCTGTAAAATTATGTGTATCCATTTTGTTATCCTTTGTTCTTGGTTTTGTTATTATAACTTCCGTGAAGTTACATGAAAATAGACTTAAGCTTCAGTAGTATCTATGAAAGTACCTTTAACCGTGGTTTTCCACCAGCAAGCCATAACACATCCTATAGATGATACCTTCTTACCATTATCATATAGTGTTGCGCTTAATATATTGGAGTTATATTTATCATAGTACTTCTCTACCCCGTGCTTAATTCCATACTTATATGGAACCTCACACATTATAGAGCCGGATGTATAATAAATATGCTCTATTCCATGCTTATTACCATCTACATATGGAATATCATACCATAGAGTGCCTGACTCGTAGAAGTTCTTATCTATCCCATTTCTCTTTCCATTCTTATATGGAGTCTCAGCCAATATAGCACCGGATCTATGATAGAGCTTTACTATCTCAGTTCCATTAGCACCTATAGAATTAACTTTTAGAGTCATAATATAATTCTCCTTTATATATAGAATTACTTACTTAATCTTTAGAGACTTCTTAAAGTTCTTATATTGCTGACGTGTTGCAGGGCCACGAAGAACGTTATAGTTATGCAATCTATAGAATTCAGAATAATCAGTATGATGCCTTTTTGAAGCATTTAATAGAGTATCAAACGGAAATGCACGTAGAAGACTGTTCTTAATAATACAATCTAAGCATATATGAGCATTGGTTTCCTTATTCTGATACATCCTTGCATTCTTAGATCCGATATTATGATATATATAATCACAATTGATAATCCCATAATCATTCTTCTTTATTACATAATTCTCATTATCCTTATAGAAGAACTGAAAGGCAATATGCTCCATAGTATAATCTATTTCAGCATTAATATAAGCCATCTCAATACCATTAAGGCGCCGTCCTAATGTTTCAAGCATATTTCTTTGAATGGTTAATATATATTGACCAGCTCTATCAAATGCATAATCATAGAAGTCACTAAGAAATTCTAGATTGACAGCTAGGTTCTTATTAGATTTAGATTCGTTAATACATTCCCAATAATAGCTATTAAATGAAACCATTGTACCAAGATCATTAAGCTTATTAGTATATGTATCTATAAAGTGGTCATTAAAGTAATTAGGATCGTTCTTAACGTCGTAAATATTATAGTACCCTTCAGCAAACCTTTCTGAATTACTAATTACATCATATCCATCATCATTATACTTTTCAGAATAGAAAGCATCGATCTCTCTTCTAACAGCTGCTATAGATGGATCATCTCCCTCCATATTTCGGATCTCGTTCCTGTATTTCCAGTAAGTCTTCTTGGCTTCATCTAAGCTCTTATTAACCACATTTTGATAATACCCTTCTAAATCCTTAACAGTATAATTATATCGATCGAACTTATAATCTATGTAGCAAGATACGATAGTATTACCTTCACGCTTATCAAATGAAGAATCATCAGGGAATAGATCCTTATTGGATTCATACAATTCTTCATCATACTTATTATATACTCCTATATTAGATCTAATCATGACTTCTTCAAGCTTAGACATATTTATGGAGCTCATATCTATACCATTAACAACTGCTGTAGACTTTCTTAATTTCTTAACTAGCTCGACTTTAGTCATCTTAAGATTTAGAAGATGAGGATGTACATATCCTTCATTTACTAGATAATGACGAACTATAGCTACATCCTTTGGAGTCATGCGCTGATAATCATCATCATATACTACTTCGAGATCATAAGATGGAATATGCTTTTTAGATGTTACTTCTTCCTTTTTCATTGGGACTATTTCCTTCTGTTTATGTTGCTTTTCTTCTTTTATACGCCGTTCTAGCTCTTCTAATTCATTAAGGCTTACTCTACAATCCGCATACTTATCCACTATTACAGTTGGAGTACGGAATGGTTCTACCTTATGAAGCTCTAAGATCTTTTTAAACTTGGCTTTAGATAATGCGCATACAGGGATTCCACATTCTAATGTATCCTCTGACTTCTTAATAGCATCAAATATCTTATATTTAGTTTCAGTTAGCTTATTAGTAGATCTATTAATATAACCAGTATCTAATAGATAATTATAGAAATATCCTTCTTCAGCTAGGAAACTATCACCATTAGCTGAACGATCTTTTTCGTTAGATACATGAGTAACTTTAGGATAAGTAATAACAGCCTTCTCTCCATTATCTAATCTACGTTTGCATTTCTTACGTACTGCATGGATAATAGCCTTTTCTGAATAAGCCTGCCTTAGAAAATCTTCGTTATTATCTATAAGATAGCGTACTAAGGTCTTATTACCATTAAATATGAATCCTAGATTACTAACTAATACTGTTAAGGCTGTTACATAAGTCTCACATAGAGTAGACAATCCAGTCATAACCCTAAATGCGTAATCTTCAAAGGCCTTCTGTAGATCTTTAGAGAGATTAACCTGATCTTTTGCAACTCTAGAATTATTCCAGTTCCTAAAGGATACTTGTAATAAATATTCATTGAACTTAGTAGACTTGCCTTTAAAGATATTAGTCTTATGCTTGTACATATAGTACCGAGCAGTAGACGTAATAATTCTATCATAAAGGCGTATGTTCATTTCTTTGATCCCTAAATAAATAATAAGACCCTATACCGTCGCTCTTTTGGTATAGGGTCTTGTGTTCTTGAGAACAGTCTTTTTGAAAACATTACAGAGCGACCAATAATGTATTCTACAATAATATGTTATAAAATTTAAATAATTTTCGAACTTTTTAGATTCTAAATTGGCACATAACAATCATCTAATCTATATAATAATCGCTACATTAATGATTTCAGTGCCCCACATTAATTTGTTATTAACGGCAAATAATCATCGCTTGCAAAGGTCTATTAAATAATAGCTCAAATATATCTAATTGTAAAAAATCCATATTAGTATCAACTAAATATGATTATTTATATCATTATTCTATTTACTATAAAGCTCTCTGGAATACGTACATTTTTAGTTATTATAAATAATTATATATCTCAGATTGGTTTTTACCACCCGCTAGCCCTTATAGTTACATAGATCAATATGAAATAATCGATAAAAATATACAAATTATAGAATGATTTTTATATGTATTTATATTTGTATTTAAATAATACTAACTTGATATTGATTTACTTATTTAATAGGAGTTCAGCATGAACGATTTTCCATTACAAACCTTAATCAACCTCATTAATGAACTATCGGAGAAATATAACTTCGAAGAAGAAGATATTAATCAAATTCAGGAAGCACTATTTGCTATTGAAAATGGTGATGAAGAATTAAATATGATCCCTGAAGATGAAGTAGTATTTCCAGATGTAGAAAACTTTGAAGATGGAGAGGAAGATTATGAGTAAGACAGTAGTAGCTGAAAAGTTTCGTCGTCCTGCTAATTCAGTGGTTGAATCAAGTAAGAATCTTGATTCAAATAAGTTAGATGATATATATAACATACTACGTATACTATCTGAGAATCATGATTCAAATAAGTTAGATGATATATATAACATACTACGTATACTATCTGAACAACTTTTAACAATTACAGACAAACTAGCATTCATTGCTGATAATATGCCTAAGAAGTTAAATACTAACTTCCTTAAGTAATATTATTTAAAATGTACGTGAGGCATTATGAATAAATCTCCGGAGTCTAAAGATATTAAATCTAAAAAGACAAAAGCTAAGGATAAACGATCTACTAACGAGAAAATAAAAGAGGTAGCTAGAGCTAATAATAAGGCTTTTACTACAAGAGCTAATAATAAAGCTATAAACTCTATGCGTTATGTTATGCAGAATTTCCCTTATCCTATATTTAAGACAGTAAGCTCTAATGGTGTTAATTGGCCAATTAGAGTAGGTCTCACAAGAGGTGGAACACTTACTGGTTATGAAAGATGTGCTATGACCATGTGCTGTGTAACAATAAATGACACTGGGCGAGGTAACGATGGTCCGGCTCAATTCTGTAGGCGTGTTAAGCGTTTCTTACCTAAGGGAGTATTATTAAGTCCTGAATGGTTTGATCATCAATCAAGGCTTAAGAATCCTAAAGTATCTGAAGTAGTGGATGAATTCAGAGAATGGTTTAAAAGTTACCTTGAAGATTGCCAGACAGAATTAGCTACTCAATATATGTACTCAGGTGATAGAGTTGGATCTCATTTCCTTAAGGTATTAGAGAGACGCTTTAGAGAGAATTGGAATCCTTCATATCAAATAAATATGAAAGCAAAAGTATCTGGAAAGATAGATACTACAGTTAATTTTAATTTCGATACTATTGAAGGTCATGAAATGCCAGATCTATCGAATATTTCTTAATATATACACGTTTAAAATATGCACGGATCAGGTGCTTAATTTAAAGGCAGTATACCTATAAACTCACGGCTGATCCCAGTGGGTAAAAAGGTATACTGCCTCTTTTTATGAGGATTTTAAAGATGGACATTAATTCAAAACTTACTGCTCCTCAAAAAGAATTTCTAAGAAGGGATGATGATGGCTTACTTATATTCCAAGCAGGCGTAGGAAGTGGTAAAACCTTTATATGCTCTATATATATGATAAAGCACATGTTAGAGGGTAAACGATTAGTAGCAGGATGCTTAACGCATTCAGCTTTAATGAAGACCTTATTTAGACAGTGTTATGAACTCGCATGGAAATGGGGATTAAGTCCGGAGATAAATAAGACAGAAAAGACATTACGAATAGGCGATGGTATAGTCTATGGATATTCTTCAGAAGCTGCAGATGATGTTCTAGGATTGACGGATATATATGGAATGATCTTAGATGAAGCTTCAAGATGCTCTGAAAAGTTCTATAATAACCTATCTGACCGTCTTCGTGGTGAGGGTTTAGATGGGCCTCATAAACGCTTAATAACCTCTCCGTGTATGGATCCTGGTGCACAATGGTATAATGACCTTAAGCTTTCTAATCCGGGTTGTGTAATCTATGCTCCTTTATATAGTAATGGATTTGTATCTAAGAAATATATTGAGGAATTAGAAGCTCGTTATGTTATAGGATCTCCATTATATAGGATGCAGGTTCTTGGAGAAGATATTCCATCCGATTATTTAAATGCTATTGTAAAAGAGACTGACTTTAATACAGACCCATCTATGGTTACCTCTAATGGTTATAACTATTTAGGCATGGACTTAAGTGGAACTGGTAGAGATGAAACTGTTGTATATATAATTAATAGTACAGGTATATTAGATAGGAATTCTGAAGTTCAAGGTGATACATTTACCCAGAAGAATATGATACTAGATTTTCATAATAGATATAGATTTAAGTCTGGATGTTTAGATGGATCAGGAGGATTTGCTTCTGGAGTGTTTGATAATACTAAGCATATCTCTAATATTAACCTTAAGTGTATAACATTCTCTGAATCTCCTTCAAAGGATGTATATTTAAACATTAGAGCACAGATGTATCTAGAAGCAGCTGAACTTATTAAAGGCGGATTCTATATAGATAAGGATAAGTATCCTAAATTAGTAGAAGAATTAAGACAGACACAATTCTTTATTGATGAAAGGGGTAAAGTAAGGATCATTCCAAAAGAGCATATTAAGAAGATTATAGGACGCTCTCCTGATGATGCAGATGCGTTTGTTTTAGCTGTTCATTCTATGCTTCATTATAAGGGTAACATGAATGATGTAATAAATACTGCACTAAGGATGAATAAATATTACTAAGGTTATTAAATAACCATTCAACTTAGTATTGTATATTAAATAGAGGATAATTTATGGAAGATAACCAAGACATTCAGAATATCACAGTCAATAATTTAAGTGATGAAGATATTATCGATCAATGCTCAGAGTTCTTAAAAGCCAGTTCTGACTATTTCTTTCCTTTAGTTAATCGTCGTGAACGTGACTTAGATATGTATTCTAATAACTTCTGGGATGATGAAACAAAGAGCGCATGGAAGAGAGAATCTAGACCTGCCGAACAGTGGAATTGTTGGAGAGTATTTGTTAATAGTATTGCTTCTCCGTTCTCTAATTCAGCATGGCACGTAGAGCTAAATTCTAAAGAAGATCCAACTGCAGAATCGATACAAGAATCGATCAATAGATTTGAAAGCGATAATGATGTGAAGGTTGGAAGTATTGGATGTTTAGAAAATGCCTCGATAACAGGTGTTGGAGCTATGGTATTCTCTATATTAGAGGAGAATGGAGTTCAACAGATCAAGATAGAGAATATCGATGATCCTTCGATGGTTGCATTTGACCCAAGTATAACAACTACTTCAGGAAGTGACGCAGAAGAAGGGGCTATAATCAATTATGTATCCATAAAGAAAGCTAAACGGCTTTATGGAGATGATATTGTAGGAATAGATTTCCCTCGTACATGTCCTGCAATATGTAGAGCTGGAGAGCAATGGCCTTTAAAGGATAGATCTATTCAAGTTATTAATTATTACTTTAAAGATTCAGATGGAAAGGTTGTATTTACTAAGATATGCGGAACTAAGGTTATCGAGAAGGCTAAACTTCCAACGACTATAATTCCAATCATTAGAAAGACTGGATATAAGATTAAGACAGCGGATAAGAAAACGGATTATATAGGAGTGGTTCGTGCTACATATTCTTTACAGCTTGGAGCAAATATTGGATATTCTACTCTTCTCGAAAGAATGAATAGAAATCCTAAAGCTAACTTCCTTATGCCTGTATCAGCTGTTACTGATTTAGAGAAGTATTATGAAATATCAGGATCCGATGCTTCAGCACTATTATTATATAATGGTACTATACCTCCTACTCCTATTGTTGAGAACTACGAAACAGCGGATTTAGTAAATACTATTAATCAAGCTATGACACTTATGTCTCAAGTCCTTGGTATTCCTTTAAGTGGAATCGAAGGTATTAACTTTGGAGATAAGACAGCTACAGAAGTATTAGTTCAACAGACTAATTCACAGTCTAACGTATCTTGTTTCTATAGATCGGCTTATGAAGCAATGCGTACTGTAGGAAGGATTATTATTCAGCTTCTCAATAATGGTGAAGATTTAGAGTTCTCCCTACAGAACGGACCAGACGTTATTACAAGGAATGCTAAGAAACGTCAACTTCTAGCCGTAATGTCAGGAATGGTTCCCGATAATATGAAGCCTATATTAGCTAAACATCTCTCGGAAACATTAGAGGATGCATTTACTAATGATCTAACGTCCGATATTATTGCAAATATGGATACTTCATTAAAGCTTACTAATCCTGAAAAGGAAGATGCTTATGCTTTACATGTTATGAAACAGATGCAGGCAGCTTCTGAAGACTTAATGTCTAAATTAGAAGAGCAAATGCAGTTAAATGCTTCATTACAAGAAGAACTTAAGACAGCTAATATGGCTCTAATGAGTGCTAAAGATCAACAGGTATTAGACTTCCAGAAGTTCATGGTTCAACATAAGGACGATGTTCGTTTGAAAGAGGCTGATCTATCTTTAAAAGGTCTAAATATTGATAATCAAGCTAAGAAAGATTCTGATAAGGCTATGCTAGAAGCTCAAAAGCTAGCTTTAAATGCTGCTAAAGATCTAGAAGAAGCTCAAAGCAACAACTTTAATATGTAATGGAGGTATTATGTACTTTTCTATAGCATTGGGACCTATTACTAAAGGTAATGGTAACTATAATAGTAACTCTAGACGCAACGTTAAAGTTCCAGGAGCTTCGGACGGTTCTAACTTTTCTGAAACGTCCTATAAACAGACACCTCAAGAGCATGAAGCTCTTCTAAACGCTTATAGAGATGATCCTAATTTAACACCTAGTCAAAGAATTGAACTTGGTAGACTGGCAGAGAAATCTAGCCCTAGATATTGGGATAATGATAAAACACCAAGGATGGGTGGATCTACTCCATCTTCATCCTTTGTAAAGGGTGCCAATTTATCACCTAATCTAGGTATAGTAACTCTAACCATGAAGAATGGAAGGAATTATTCTTATAAGTTAAGTAAAGATGAAGTAGCAGAGATGATTAACTCTAACTCTATAGGATCATGGTATAACTCTAGAGTAAGGCTTGCAGGTACTAGATCTCCTGTTGTAAGTAGCCCAAGGTCGGGGATTGCAGCTGGTGGAAAGGTATCCATTCCAACGCCAGGTTCTAGCGGTATACCTAATTCATATAAAGCACAAATGGCTAGAGGATCGAAAGGATTTAGTCCGTCATCTAGAGGCCTTGGCTTAAAGGGATTAGGACTTGGAGCTGCTGGATTAATAGGAGCTGCTGCTTTATCAAAGGCAGATAGAGATCGAGACACATTAAGTAAAGCTGGTTATAATAAAAGATACTAATTTTATTGTAGTCGCTTAAATATAACATTATTGTAAACTGAATATTAGATTGTAATATTACTAACATTGGAGGAATTATGATCATTGATGAAACTAATAAAAAAGCTATTAAAAAAGCTTTAGATATTGAAAATGTAGCTAGCGCATCCGAACTAAATGCAGCTGTTGAATCTTTATCGGGAACCGTAAGTGGCTTATCATCTGCCGTAGAGGGTAAACAAGCCTTGCTTTCTGCTGCTGCTGGTTACTCGGCTACAGGTACTTTTGTTCTAAAATGTATCGATGGCACATTGACATGGGAAGAAGAGTTAGACGGCTCTGGCGTAGGATAACTATATTCCTTTGACATAATTATATAAATAAGCATTATTTCTTAATGGAGTAATGCTTATTTATAATGTATAGAATATCCATTATTTACAAATACTTGATATTCATTATTAACTTATTTATTGAATGATAAACATTAATCAAGTCCACTCGGACTTTAAAAGAGGTGAATATATGACTAGCGAAGAAGCTAAAAAATATTTAGAAGGTGATACTTCATTCTTAACTAATGACTCGCAATCTGAAGATGAGACTAATGGATCACCTGCTGATGATACTCCTACACCGGAGAGTAACATTAGTGAAGAAGGAACGGTGGATCATGGTACGACACAGGAAGAAGACGGCGGTCCTAATCCTGAAGATCATCATGAAGACTCAGCTCAAGAAGCTAAGCCAACTAAGGATAAGCTTCCGTATAAAGATCCTAAGAATATCAAAGAGATCAAAGCTAATAAATCTTTTATTAAGCAAAAGAATAAATATATATCTAAGCTTAAGTCTAAAGAAGATGAAATAATCAAGTTAAAGGCTCAACTAGCAAAGTTTGAATCAATCCAACCTGAAGATCTAGGCAATGACCCTTCAAAGATTGCTGATTTGAATTTAGATAAGAAAATTTTAGCTCGCGATATTCAGAATTCTTTATCTCAACGTGAAGAAATTCTTAACGAAGCTCATTCAGAACGAGCAGACGAAATTCATCAAAGGCGCATAGAAATGTGCTTTGAATCTTCAACTGATGCCGAACGGTATATAAATAATCTTGAAACTAATAGAGAGCCTTTAGTCAAGTTCTTAAATAAGACAGATAGAGACAATACAGTCCTACAGTTCTTAGATGATTCTGATTACAGCCCTTTATTAATCAATGCGTTCTTGGCTAATCCTAACCTTCTAGCAAATATAGTTAAGAAGAGCAATCCTCTAACTAAAATAGTAGAACTTAAGCAATTAGAGAATAGAATAGTCATTGATAGAAAGCTTAGAAGTAAAGCCGCTTCGCGCTCTGCCCCTAACAATCAAAATAATTCTAAAGGCTCTAAAGGTGCTTTAAATAACCTTCCTTCTACAGGTAGGCAAGTATCTTCAGTTGCTCATTCCGCTAGTTCAGCTATTCGGGATAAAGCTTACTGGGATAATTATTTAAAGAATCATCCTTAATAGTCTTGTACACATAAGGAGTACACAATGAATACTTTAAAAACAAACAAGCTTACTGATCTAGTAGCTCTTCGTATGTTAGCAACCTCTGGCTTTTTAACCGTTGGTGCAAAAGCCTATTTTAAAGATCAACTAGTTGGAAAACGTAATGGTCAAACCTATGGATTCGTAATTCGAGACACAGGAACTGCAGCCAAAGGTCTATCTGTTGATAAACTTACACAGAAAACCAATATCGTTGAGAAACAGATCGATTTAACGCTTGATCCATGGCATATTTATATTGAATCTAACGCAATTGAAGGCGTTACTGATTTAACATGGGATGAAGAAGTAGCTAAACCTAATGGTAAAAAGCTAGGTAATAAAGTTGTACGCGATGCTGTAGAAGCTGCAGTATCTAAACCAGCGGTAACCTTTATTGGTTCTGGATTCCAACCTCTAGCTGAAGCTTCTGCACATATTGGATCAATTACCGATGAAGAAATGTATGGGTTCACGGATCCTAAGATTCAAGCGGTATTAACCAGTAATGGTCAACAGTTCAACCCTGTCGGTAGTCCGTCTACTTTATATAGTAAGGGTCTATTAGGTGAATTCCATAATGTGGAATATCGTTCCCAGCGTTTCTTTCCTCAAGTAAAGGTCGCTGCAGGATTGGCAAATTTGCTTAATGGTGCCACAGCAAAAGTAGTCGTTAAAGATGCAGCTAAAGCCACAGTAACTGTAACTTATGCTTCAGGTACTTACGTAGGTAACGTTCCTAAAGGTCTTCCTGTTATGATTGAAGGCGTTTACGCTTGTGATCTAGTGGGTGATGTTACATCTAATCTTTATTCCTTCATTGTTCCAAGTAATATTTCGGCATCCGGTGGAAGCTTTGCATTTGATGTAGATCTCCCAACGACTGCAGTAGGCGGGACAATGCAAATTGCTAAAGCTGATGGAACTGCTTGGGATATTACTGTAGCTAGTGGTGACTTAAAAGATTTAGATATCGTTCCAATCGAAGCAGGTACTTATTTCATGGCTCAAATCCGTGCTAATGGTGCTTACGAATTTGAAACGTTGGATAAATTGGATACTGCTAATAAAGAAACAAAGATCGGTTCAGTGGAAGGAATTACCGTTCACGAAAACCGTGTATTGGATCTTATGAACATGGTTAATGGCACACGTTGGGATATCGTAACCTTATCAGGTGTTGTTGAAAACCGTGCAGTAGCTAACGTGCTTATCAAAGCTTAATACTACCTTATAAAATAATTATAATAAGCATAACTTAACGGTTATGCTTATTATATTAACTTCATATTGAAATGTATGATATTTATTAACAAAAGGAGATTACCCAATGTCACATTCTATTAGAGATATTATAGTTGAATCTTTATCAAGAGCTAATCTATGTTCTACTCGTCAACCAGCACCAGGGCATATGGTGGAATCTGCTCTTAATCTATTAAAAGGTATATCTTACAAATATAGCAATAATAATCTTCTTCAATTCTTACGTAGAGAATATGAAATTAGTAATAGTGACTTATCTAATACTTTTAAGATAGGTGAGTATGATCCGACTATCTACGAAGAATTATATATAAGCGATTCTGTTCCTGTAACTGGTGAATATCTTACATATGAATATGTATACAGTAAATCTAATGATTCATTCTATGAAAAGATAGTGAATAGCCAAACAGAAGTTGTTGAATGGATATTGGTTACTGAAGAATCTAAAATGATGGAAGAATATAGATCAACCTTCCCAGATGTGGAGATCAAAGATGTAGCTTCTATAAGAGAGTTATATTTAACCACTGGTTCAGAAAGTAACAATGATATTCCTTTGAATTTTGTATCATTTGAAGATTTTAGATCAGCTTTATTTGGATCTTATGTATATACATGGCAACCTTTAACGGATAAGCTTAAAGAAGTAAAGATTAAGTTCTTTAATAGCGGTGTAAGTAATAATCATCGATTAGTGGTTATATATAATGTAAGTTATAATTTTGAACTTAATACCGAATTAAGAATACCTGGTCAGTATATAGAATTATTTACTATAGCGTTAACCCATGCTTTAGCTATTAAATATCCAAGACTTGATGCTAATCAAGTTAGTATCTTAAAGGATGAATTGACGGCATTTGAGAATTCTATAGCTATGCCTACAAGGGCTAATAAGCTTATATTAAGGAAGGGTTACTCGAATGAATCTTTAAATATGGCTTCGTTAAAGAGTGGATCATTTATATTCGGAGGTAACTAATGGCTCAAGTAAAGCTTATTCAAGGTATAGTAGGTGGATTACAAAAGAGCGATCTTCCAAATCTAGCTAAGTCCGAATGCGATAATATGTATTACGAGAAGCAAAAGGATCAAGCATCCGTTCCTGCTGTTCTTAGAAGTGTATCAGGCACTTCAGTATATTTAGAGCTCCCTGAATCTAATTGTAGAGGAACCTTTAGATGTTCTAGAGGACATTCTGGAAGCCCTACATTATATGCTGTTTACGGAACTTCGCTATATTTAATCACTGAAGAGAATGGAACCCCTAATTATACTATGATTGGATCATTATCTAGTGGAGTTAATACACCTGTAAGGATGTGTGAAACAGGTGGTTATGGAGATGCTCATCCTCATTTAATCATAGTAGATGGAGCAGGGTGTTTTGCAGTAGATACTACATTATTACCTATGCAACAGAGAGCTGATTATAAAGCTTTAGATCTTCCTTTAAGAGCAGCTACTCAAGATAAACTTATTAAGCCAACTCATTGTGCTTATATGTATGGATATCTAGTCGTTAATGATTCAGAGACGGATGCTAGTTATTTATCATATCAATATCCTTTTGAAATTACTGACCCTGTCTCGGGCGCTTATAATATGGATATCTTCCAAAAGGAAAAATATAACGGATATGGATTTGCTTTCTATTCTGAATGGATGACGGATACTACATTAGCTATTGCTAGTACGGGTGCTAATCTATGGACATTTGGTCCTAGATCTTACCAAGTATTCTCATATATGGATGATTTGAATTATCCTTTCCAAAGTTCTAATACAGCTGGAGAGGCTATAGGGATAAGGGCTATTTCATCTTTAGCTACAGTAGGCGATCTATTATTCTTTCTAGGAGCTTCTGATGTAGGTCAGAACGGTATATATATGGGTAACGAGGGTAGACTCACAAGGATTTCTGATTATGATATAGAGAGATATATAGAGTCATTAGAGAGTCCTGAAGATGCCATTGCTCAATGCTGGCAGGAAAATAGACATATATTCTATGCTATAACGTTTGTAACGGCTAAACGTACGTTCGTATATGATGCCACGGAGAATATATGGCATACACGAAGTTCATATGACCAGAGTCAAGAGGGTAATAAAGGATTATGGAGACCTCAATTTGCTGTATTTGCTTACAATAAGATTATCTTTGGAATTAGAGATGATAATAAGCTTGTATACTTAGATAATACCCGTTCCAAAGAGTATGATGATTTAGTAATGGTTAAATCTAGAGTATCTGCAGTTGTTCTTGCCGATTTCAGTCCTTGGTTCTGTACATATTTAAGGCTCATTTGCAATAACGGACAGACAGAGGATCCTAATTTAATGCCTCAAGTAACTATGCAATGCTCATGGGATGGAGGCATGGAATGGTCTGATCAAGAGGTGGGCTTAATAGGAGAAGCTGGTCAGTACTGGTTTAGAACAGAATGGTTTAATCTTGGATATGGAGAAGTGTTGAATGTAAGATTCTCGTGCTCGGATAACTTTAACTTCTGTATACTTTCAGCAAAGATAGGTGCTGAACCTACTAGTATATATTAAATATTAGATAACTCGTTATTGAATGAATACAAGGATATTATGCACTTAACTAAAATAACTAATAAAGTAGAGAATCTTGCTCCTGCTTTACAGGGATCATGGGGAAGAGAGTGGAAGGATAAGTATCGTTTGACTATAGTAAAGAGTCATGCTTATTTATCATCCATTATATTCTCCGAGCAATCAATTATCAACCTTCAACTTCCTGAACATTGGCCATTCTATCTTCAGATATTATCTCCTTCAGGGTCTACTAATATTCTTGTAGAGAATAGTATAGAGCTCACTATGGAGCCTGGTCAGCAATTTTCAGCACAATTTACTTTGAAACTTTAAAGGAGTATTATATATGTCCTCTTCTACAAAATTAGAAAACGTAGGAACCGTTACGTCCTCTACGGCAAGTGGAGCTGCTGCGGGAACAGCCGTAGCTCCTGGATATGGAACAGCTATAGGAGCTGGGTTGGGTTTTTTAGGCGGATTATTCTCTGCATGGGCTAATTCTAAGTCTGAAGAAGAAAGAATGGAGGCTCTAAGGAGCGCAGCTAATCAACTTAATGCTTCCTACGATAAAGTTGGAGATATCTTTAATACATTCTATAATACTTATTCACCAGGCGGATCTCAAGCCGATATAGATGCAGCCGCTCGAGCTATAAGTGACTTTGATCCTACGGATTATTTATACGGAGATGATGAAGGTACAGACTTTAAGTTTTCGTATGATAAATCAGTAGAGGATTTTTTGAATCCTTATTATGAGGATGTAATAGATAAGAGCAATCGTAAAGTTTCAGCTAGTGCAGCGGGGTCTGCGTTAGGTAGAGGCACAGGGGCTGCTCAAGCTATCTCGGAGAATACTGCTAGAGAATATGACAATCTATATAATACCGCTTTAAATCAGTATCAAACTGATCGTGCCCAAGCTTATACAGAGTTTATCGATTATATTAGTAATATGCAAAAGAGGCTTGATAGCAAGATGCAGGGAGATCAATGGAAGATTGGTCAACAGAGAGATTTAGGCAACGAATTCTTAGATTGGCAGTCTAAGAGGGCAGAGAATGAAGCTAATCTTGAACAGGCAAAGGCTAATGCTAGAACACAATTAACATTGGCTAGCATTTAAGGAGGATCTTATGGGACCAACATTTAATAATCTAACATCTACGGATATTCTTTCACCGTTTATACAACGAGGTGCTGAAGAACGGTCTAGATTAGCTGCAGGATCGAGAGACTTTAGAGAAGGCCTGGTTGGCTTGGGTGGAGCTATAGGGGATACTCTAAAGTATCATGAACGAAAGAAAATAGCTGATAAATATACATACATTGGTGATGCAGAATTACGTGCACTAGAGACAGAGCTTGCTGGTTTAGAGCGTAGACTTGTAATAATCAATAAGCAATTAACGGCTATTACAAAGAATATTCCAGCTACTGATAATAAACCACTTGAAACAGATATATTATATCCTAACGAGAATATCCCATTTGACACCTTAAATTATGGAGAAGCATATGTCTAATTTTTATGAAAATAAAATAGGTCCTGCTGGATTGCCAATTGGTATAGGAGCTAAAGGTAAAACGGTTCAAATCCCTGAAGATGGAAACCCTTTTGATAGCCTCGTTTTAAATGATTTAAATAAGAGCACTTATGATAGATTAAATGCTTCTATTGATGATCTAGATAATCGTCCTGGTAGTTATCCTGAAAGCCTTAATACTGTGGATAATATATCTACTG